AAACAAAAAGCACACTCAAGAATACATGGATAAGATATGAGAGAGCATTTTGAAAAATTTGATTTGTTGCCTTTATCGTTTAGTCACCTTAATGAGTTCGCTTTTTATAGGGAACGATGGGCGTTAAAAAGAATATTTGGTTATGATTTCCCTACAAGTGCATCTGGTATAAGGGGTCAGTCTGTCGAGTCTGGCATTAATATGTTTCTAAATGGAATACCTTTAGAAGAAGCTACAGAAAAAATGTTTGCGGAATATGATACTAATTGCTTAAGGATAAATGACCCTAAAGTAAACGATGAACGAAATAACTTAGTGCCACTCTTAAATCTAGGTACTAAGGAGTTTCAGAAATATGCTTACTCATGGAATCTATTGACCTACCAAAAAAAGGTAGAATTAGAAATAGATGCTATTCCTTTTGTGGGTTATACCGACTTTCATTTTGAAGATAAGAAGACCAAAGAGGATTTTTATATCGACTTGAAAACGTCTAAAAGCCTACCCCAGAGAGTTAGTATTTCACATGCTATGCAACAGTCTATTTATCAGAAAGCAACTAATGCTACGCAACATTTATGGTATCTGAAGAACCCTACGAAAACCAAAGATGCTGAATTTATTGCTATGTCTTTAGATGACTATGGTGAGCCTATGAGGATATGTAAGCATATTCTAAAGGTGATGGGTAATTACCTAAAAACTGTTGATACCCCAGATGATGTTAGAGACTCTCTAGTGCCTAATCCTGATAACTGGATATGGAAAGAACCTACTGTTCTTCAAGCTAGAAAGGACGTATGGGGGTATTAAACCAAAAAACCCCTTTAGGTTTAGGCTTAGAGGGGTTACAATAAACTAAATTGGAGTTCGAAAAATGATTATACACGAAAATTCAAAACCAACGCAGAAAATGAAAGCTTGGTACTTATTCACAGAAGACTTTGTTGCAGGTACTCAACACCTTACAAATGAGGAGGTAGGAATATACATAAGGCTTTTATGTTTTAACTGGAATAAACGCTGTGCAGGTATACCAAATGATGCAAATACGCAGTACAGAATAGCTAATTGTTTTACAGATAATGAGAAAAAAAGCTGTGATAATGTTCTAAAAGAGTTTTTTGTTTTAGTGAACGATAACTACCAGAACGAAAGACAATTACAGGAATATCTTTATATTTCAAGGCGTATGGAAGCATCAAAGGAAAATGGTAAGTTAGGTGGTAGACCAAAAAAACCTAGCACCGAACCTAGCGATAACCTAGATAAAACCCCCCTAACCCCTACCCCTACCACTACCCCTAGACAAACCAAAGTAAGTTACGCTCCCTCTTTTTTAAAATTTTGGGAAAAGGTAGCGAATAAAGTATCTAAGGGAACAGCCGAAAAGAATTACATGAAGTTAGAAAAGGAATGGATAGAAAAGCCAGAAGAACTAGCGGAGATGTATAACAAGTACTACAAGTCGGTGGAAGATAAACAATTTGCTAAACAACCTGCTTTTTGGTTATCGGCTAAAAAATATGAGGATGAACAACCTAAAGCACAAAGCACAGAAAAGGTTGATTTGTACCCCCTTAGACTCAAAGACTACAAAAAGGTTGTAGAGGAAAAAAGGTCTAGAAATTACGTTTCTCAACAAGCTTTAAAAAATATTGAGGAAGTGCAGAGAGCTATAAAAGATGGAGAGTTCTCCAAAGAACAAGCCGAAACATATTTAGATTTGAGAGGATGGTTATAATGAAAATAAATAGCATAGCAATAGATAAGCTTATTCCTTACCACAACAACCCTAGAAAAGACCAAGCTGTAGACAAGGTGGCAAGTTCTATAAACGAATATGGTTTTCAACAACCTATAGTTGTAGATAAAAATATGGTGGTTGTAGTAGGCCACACAAGGCTTATGGGTGCTAAAAAACTAGGTTTAAAAAGAGTCCCTACTGTCATAGCCGATTTATCAGAGACCCAAGCTAAAGCCTATAGAATAGCGGACAATAGAATAAATGAGGATAGCACTTGGGATATGGAGTTGCTCAACCTAGAAATAGCAGGTCTATCAGAGGTGGACTTTGATTTAGAGTTATTGGGGTTTGATTCATCAGAGTTAGATAAATTGTTAGTAAATGATGAGGAATATTTAACTGATGAAGATGAAGTTCCAGAACTTCCCAAAGAACCTAAATCAAAACTTGGTGATGTTTATCAATTAGGCGAACACAGGCTAATGTGTGGAAGTAGCACTAAATTAGATGATTTTGATAAACTTTGTAAAGACAAAGCAGATTTAATATTCACCGACCCACCTTATGGTATGGAGTATGGCGGTGGTAGAGCAGAGGGTTCAACTCCCAAAGGTGCAAGAGTTAAAGCTCACGGCATGATAAAAAACGATGATTTAAAAGGAGAAGATTTAATTAATTTAGTCCAAGAAGCTTTAACGACTACTTACACAAAAGCTAAAAAAGGATGTTCTGCTTATATATGTTTTACTTGGAGAACTTATGCGGAATTTGAGAAAGCCGTTAACACTTCTGGATTTAATATAAAAAATTGTATCGTCTGGAATAAAAAATCTATAGGTTTAGGAAATAGCCATTATAGACCTCAACACGAGTTTGTATTTTATTGTGGAGAGCAATGGTATGGAGATAAATCCCAATCAGATGTCTGGGAGATGTCAAGAGGGGACACTTCGAAATATGTTCACCCAACACAGAAACCCATAGAGTTAATTGAAAAAGCAATAAAAAACTCAAGTAAACAAGATGATTTGGTTATAGATTGTTTTGGTGGCTCTGGCTCTACACTAATAGCTTGTGAAAAAACAAAAAGAAAATGTTGTATGATGGAACTAGACCCTAAATATGTAGATGTGATTATTCAGAGGTGGGAAAACTTTACTGGCAAAAAAGCGAAAAAGATATGTTAGAGATAATTACATACACTATGTATCTCATAACCATCACAGATATAGAAACCGCTAACGTAGAAGTTCACCGCCTTGTTTTTGATAACCATGCGGAGTGTGTAGCGTTAGCCACAGCCATCAACCAAGTTCGTGACCCTATTTCTACAAAAAAGAATTGTAGAAGTGTCATTAACTATTATTGGGATTTACCATAATGGAAAAAGATTACGAAAAAATATTTGCACTAAAGCCTATAGTTCCAGATACAGGTCAAAGGAATACAAGAGTTTTTAAAAAGAAAACAGTAGAGATTATGAAAAAACTTGCCAACAAACAAAGAAAAGAAAATAAGAAAAAACTTTAAAAACTTATAATTTATTGTTAAATATTATTCGTGGCATTAGTCGACATAGTTAAGGACTGTTCTCAGTCGCAGTACTGGTGATTAGTGGTTGAACCTTGAGAAGCTGTGCCACACCACCTAACTATGGGGTATAAATAGGATGGCACGACCAAAGAAGTATAACATAGATACAAAACAGCTACAAAAACTAGCGTCATTTGGTTGTACTAATATAGAAATGGCAGACTTTTTTGGTTGCTCTCCAGACCTTTTAGAGAAGAGTTATTCGGAATTTCTCAGAAAAGGGAGGTCTCAGATGAAGATGAGGTTAAGACAACTTCAATGGAAGTCCGCTGAAAATGGCAATGTAACCATGCAGATATTCTTAGGAAAGAATATTTTAGGTCAGCAAGATAAGATAGAGACAAGTGAATTAGATGAACCGCTAGTGTGGTCAGCGGATTAATGCCACTTACAGCACCACAAAAGAAAGTTATTAAAGATGACTCACGATTTAGAGTTCTTATTACAGGGCGTAGGTTCGGAAAAACATATTTAGCCATAAACGAATTAGCTAAGTTTGCTAGTCAACCTAAAAAAAAGGTTTGGTATGTTGCACCCAGTTATAGACAGGCAAAGGCTATATGTTGGAGTGTTCTCAAAGAAAAGATGATTAATCACAAATGGGTAAAGAATATAAACCATAGTGACTTGACCTTAACTTTAAAAAACAACTCAACCATAACTTTAAGGGGTTCAGATAATGAGCAGAGCCTTAGAGGTGTTGGTTTAGACTTTTTGTGCATAGATGAGTTTGCTGACGTTAATAAAGAGGCTTGGTACGAGGTGCTTAGACCGACGTTGTCAGATACAAAAGGTCATGCGTTATTCTGTGGAAGTCCAAGAGGGTTTGGAAACTGGTCGTATGAGTTATTCAAGCAGGGGGAAACAAATAACGATTGGTCATCATTCAAATATACAACTTTAGAAGGCGGTCAAGTATCCGATGATGAAATAGAACAGGCAAAACAAGACCTAGACCTTAGAACCTTTCAGCAAGAATATGAAGCGACTTTTGTTAACTATTCTGGAATGATTTACTACAACTTCAGTAGAGATAAAAACATAGTGGAGCAATACAAGAAGAATAGTGGCATATTGCACATCGGTTTAGACTTCAACGTAGACCCCATGAGTGCGGTTGTATGCGTTATAGAAAATGATAGAATTTATATGATAGATGAGATACAAATATATAGCAGTAATACGAATGAAATGTGTGATGAAATCAAAACCAGATACAAAGGAAAGCAAATAGTGGTTTATCCAGACCCAAGTGCTAGACAAAGAAAAACAAG